CCGGAACCCCCAGCCTAGCTGGGGGTTTTCTGTGCATAAAAAAACCTCGCAATAGCGAGGTCGTAAAAATTGTTCAACGATAGATACACAAGCCCCATCGTTGAGAAAATCTTATCCATATTTTTTGAGAAACACAAGCATTATGTCGTTATCTTCGGCGAAAATCGCTTATCTCGTCACCCTTCTCAATTGTGCTTCAGCGTAAGCTTCCTCCTGCCAGCACTTTGTAACCAGTTTATCAATGACATCTGCATATCCTTTGTACCACTGATAATCCGTCAGGTCTGGTACCAGCTTCTGGACATGAAGCCGCGCCAGTGTGGTTGGTAAACGGCTAAATCGGTTTCCATTGCAACGCCCACAAATCTTATAAACAGGCGTGCCATGAAGCTGGGTTCTTTTTTCATCCAGGACAATACCTTTACCCTTACACCCTCTGCACGCTGTGCTGACTTCTCCCTTACCATGACAATGCTGACATAGTTCCTTCACCCACTCTTCCTTGATAACAGACTCCCCGCTTCTGGAGTGTTTCACCACTTCGCGCAATACATTATGAAATCCAGTACCAGCACAATGCTCACAGCGAGCCTTACTTGCCGCAGACCTGGAATAATCAGCAAAGGCAAAATTCACAAGGTAAGGAATGATCTGTAGCCGGGTTTCTTCACTCAATTTGTTCAATGTCGGGTTATCCAGTGCCATCGCGTAATTGAGCAGACCTTCAATCGCAAACTGAGGATCCTGAACACCAACTTTTGCCAGGAATAAGGCAAACCCAAGCGGTGCTTTCGACTGCACCATCCCCTGCGCAGCCATCACATCTGTAATTGTTAAACCACCCGAGCCTGTCGCCGGTGCGTCATCACTCAATTTTGGAGATTTTGGGGAGTAATATTTTGGTAAGGCTTCAAGGTTCATGCTCGTTCTCCACTTACGCCAGTACGCCTATTGCCAGCGCACGATCGATAAAACGAAATATCAGCCCCAGCTGGGAGCCATACTTCTCTTCAAATGCCACGGTATCCGCATGCAGCTCGTCGTGATGCTTTCTGCACAAAGGCAACACAAAGAGGTCATGCGCTTTTGTTCCCATTCCACCCTGACCGTGACCTATCAGGTGGTGGGGATCATCAGCAGGCTTTCCACAACATGCACACGGCTGTGTCTTAACCCAGCGCGTGTACTTTTCATTAACCCAGCGGCGACGTTTTGGGCGTAACATAAAAGACTCCGGCGACTCCGGATCCACTTTCAGCGCCAGCACCTTTTTCGCCTTATCATGGATGATGCTGGTGGCAGGAATCGAAGGCACAAGGTCACTTTCCCGGGTGACAGACGGCACAACAGGCTTCGGTAATCTCAGTGCCTTACGGGCTGCACTTTCCGGTAAGGCATCCGCCAGGTCATTACGAATCAGCCACCAGCACAGTTCCGGCATTGTCACAACGTGACTGTCATCAAAACCGAGATCCCGACGCACAACAGACAACACCCAGCGGGCACAGTTATCCGTTGCCATTGATTCCAGCCGTTCCGTGAACTGATCGCGCAGCTGGTTATCGCAGTGCCAGCACAGACGGATCGCGCCCGGCGCGTGTCGCATTGTGGTCATGTTCTCGCTGTGCCAGTCGGAATGAGGCCACTGACAGCCCTTTTCACGAAGTAACCAGCTTTCAAGACATTCCACGCCACCAGCACGACGGATCACTGCCTCATTGCAGAACACGGCCCGAACGGCAGGATCATCCGCCAGCGGTTGTGATGCCGCGGGAACGGCACCACTGGCGAAAGATGAATAACGTTCCGGCTCAGGCTCCAGCAGGACACGCCCCTGCATAAACAGGGGCATCAGCTCTGAACTGGGTCTGAACAATACGATCCCCATACGCGGGGCTATTTCAGGGGTCAGTAGTGCTCTCACGGTCACCTCAATGAACGGTATCGAGCAGCTTTAACAGCTCAGGGAATCGGGATTCGAAGAAATGCGGCTGCGTCTCGCGCGGATTTGCGGGACTGGTGATATTCTTGCCGAACATGCAGCCTTTCGCTGTCAGCGACCAGAATTTTTTGATGTTGTTAATCGCGGTACGGCTGTATCGTTCGCGCTGCTCGACGATCCCCAGCTTCACCATCTGGTGATATGCCTGATTAGCTGTCAGGCGGATACCATACTGCTTCAGCAGTGCACTCAGTGACAGCGTGGGGCGGCTTGAGCCATCAGGCGCGTCAGCAGGAGCATCAATGGCATAGCGCGGTGCCAGATTCGGTAAGCCAACAGCCTCCTGGAGTTTCTGACAGGCCCCAAGCACAGATGAGTTAGACAGATTTAACTCCCGACGCATAAAGTCCAGCAGAATCACACCAGCCTGCATCTTGTCAGCAGCCTGCCCGGATAATTTTTCCGGTATGCTGGTTGCCATGTCAAAAGTACGGATCACCTTCAGATGGAATGACGGGCTAATCCACATTGCATAGGCATACACCAGTTCCTTGCAGACATACGTTCCCTGGTTATTTCCACCACGAATGACATTAACTGGCGCTATATTGACCGAGTTGCAAATCTGCAACTCGCTTATTAAGCGTTCAGTTTGCTCATTGCGGAGCCAGAATGCGGGCTTATGCTTATCCAGAGAACCAGCAGCCCTGTGCAGATCGTTCAGGCTGTAACGACCATAAGCATCACGACGAACTTCAATACCATCAATGACCATCAGATTATTCATACTTCGTTTCTCCTCTTGATCAGGCGGCTGCACCCGCCGTTTTCTCGTACTTACTGATAGTGATCTCGACCTTCCCTTCCGGGATAACCGGTCCCCACTCCACCAGCATTCTTTTCACCTGACTGTCGTCCTCCCACACACCCGCGTGGGTCAGGGCGTCAAACAGCGCCTTGTTATAGTTGTCCAGATCGCGGATCCGGTTATCCGGAGGAAACAACACGATCTCCACTGAAGCAGGTGCCGACGTTGGTTTCGGCAGACGACGTAACTGCTCAACTATTGCTGCGCACGCCGCGCTCTGGAATTTTCGCCCCGCCGCGCTTATCAGGCTCTTACCAGCAAACGCCCCTTTGTTGGGGTGTCGCCAGTACGTGTTCACGCTGGGCGGAAAAGGCAGGATCAGCTTCATACTTTCAGGTCCCTCTCATGTAACCAGTGGGTTGCACGCAGCCTTGCGTTTTCCTCACCGGCAAGCAGTGCGCGGATAATCCCGACCGCCTCGCTGTCGTCGTCCTTCACCGCGGTATGAAGCGTTATCCCCCGGGCCACGCCACGCTTTATCGTGATGACGCCTTTTTTCTCCAGTGCGCGAAGATGCTCCACCGCTGCATTCACCGAACGGTATCCCAGCATGGTTGCCACCTCCTGATTGGTTGGCGGGAAGCCACGTTCTTTCTGATAAGAAATCAGCATATCCAGCACCTGCTGCTGGCATTGAGTTAACGTCGTCATGCCGCCATCTCCCTGACCAGTTTTTCCGCCTGCTGGCGAACCTGCGCCAGAAACGCCTCACCACATGCCTCAAGTTCATCGCGCCCGATGTAGCTGATTGCCGGTCCCTTCCAGGTCTTGTCAAAAACAGCAATAGCACCAGCGAAAAAAGCTCCTGTCGGTACCTGCTTCTCGTCTTTCGGGATAAACCAGACAGGCAGTTCAAAACCAATACGCCCGCGAATAAAAGCAATATGATCTGCATCTTCCGGCCACCACACTTCGCTGGTGGCAGCTTTGATCAGGAAAACATAGCGCCCGCCCTTATCACGCATGGCACTGGCATGTTTCATGATGTAACGCATGCCGGTGATGTATTGCCCCTCATGCTGACTGGCGCGGCTGTATGGGGGATTACCAAAGGCAGCACCTTTAAGCTCCGCAAGACGTTCTGACCAGTCATGCGCCAGCGCGTTGTCTTCCGCCGTGTAATACGCGGCACATTTGGCGTTATCACCGTCAGTGAACAGATCCAGAACAAACGGGCCAAACAGGGTGTTAATTCCCCAGAAAATGTTGTCCGGCGTGCGCCACTGATCGCCCACTTCCTTCAGTTCATGGGCTGGTTTGTTCCGCAGTTCCACCAGCGCCTGGCAATATTTATTACTCATTAAGCCCCCACGTAATTCCCTGACAGATACCACTCTTCACCCGATGCAGCGCGCTTGCTGCTTTTCCGTAAGCACCGCTCACGACGCGTCAGAAAATTGTTTCGTTCTGGCTGGGAGTGGCTTTCACGGAATGCCGCCATCCACACGGTTGCAGCACGACGGTATAAGCCCCTGGACTCCAGTTCTTCCGCCTGGCGGGTCAGGCACAAAATCACACGGGGATCGTTAGTGCCGACATAGAAATTGCGCACAGGTCTGGTTTCACGAACTGGTTGTGGTTCCGGTTCCTGCGCTCTCTCAGTCAGGCGCGGGAAATGTCTGCGTGTATCTCCTTCACAACGGTGAGCCACACGCCCACTCTGACGTAACTTGCTTGCTGACTGCAGAACGCGCTGCCGTGAGTAACCGGCAAAAGCATCCGCAATATCTCCGGAAGTACAGCCCGGATGGGCTTCAATGAATTTCTGAACGTCATTCAAAAGACTCATGCTCACCCCCTGAATCCTGCCGGGATCTGGCTGTAGTCCACGTTGTCGTAACTGGCTTTGAAGTACGGGTCTTCGCGTTTTTCGGTGTACGTGCTGACGGACGGCGATAAGCGCAGGGAAAGCTCATCCCATTTTTCCCGCAGCTTCGACGGGCTGAGCACGTTACGGCACCAGAACGGATCGCGACTGACGCGGCTGTACATCTCGCAGATTTGTTTATGAGTACGACCATCCTGCACACACATCAGGCGAATTTCGTTTGCCCAGGCTGTCCAGTTCGGTTCTTTGGGACGAACCACCTCGCCGTCACATTCGGCGGCCTGCTCGTACAGGGCGATGATTTTTTTCCAGAGCCACTGTGCGCAGGTCAAATCATCCTGCGTTCCCCACTGGCGCTTTTTAGGGCTGAATACAACCGCATCAGGATGGCGAGTTAAAAACTCCTGTTCAGCCGTCTGCGTGTCCGGTTGCGAAGCGTCCGGACGAGAAGTTTTTTTATCTGACGGATCATGTTTTGATTTTACTGACGGATCCCCGCCAGATTCTGACGGGTGAAAACCCGCTTTTTTGCCAGATTTCGACGCATCAAATTTTGACGGGTCAGATTTTGATGCGTCAGATTTTGACGGGTCAGAATCTGACAGTTGAGAAAATGCCGCTGCCTGAAGCTTCGCAACGTTAAGCTGATAAACATTCGACGCATTGCGGTTACCCTGGCGACGCGCCTTACGCGTTAACCAACCTTCTGCTTCCAGCCGTGCGATAGCCGTTCTGACGGTACTCATTCCCGCGCCAATCTGGCGGGCAATGGTTTCAATTGATGGCCAGCACACACCTTCGTCATTACTGAAATCAGCCAGGCGGGCCATAATTGCCACGCTGGATAATTTCATGCCTGATGCAGCGCAACCATCCCATACATAGCCGGTTAATTTAGTGCTCATGACCGACCTCTATTTCCCTGAATTTACGACGAAACTGTTCGAGCGGGCTGAAGCACTCATGCTCATAGCCTTCGCGGAGGTAGATAACACGTTGTGTTTCCGGCTCCCAACGAATGACTCTGACGGGCACTCCGTAGTGATCTTTGAACCAGCGGTTAACTTGTCGCAAAGGACTGTCTCCTTCTGCCGGTTGAAATCACCCACAGCCCACTCTGCAAAGCTGTGGGTTACAATTTCCCTGTCACCTGGTACATTCACTGCATAGCAATATTCCACCTTCGCTTTTCCACCCGGTACAGGAAGCGCAATCAGTTGCGAGCGACGGTAGTGTGTTGTTAAACTGTTCATGCGTTAGTTTCTCCACAACCAGAAGCAATCGACGCCACGACGCCCGGAGCTGCACACTCGCGGGCGTCATTACTTTCTGAAATGCAAAAAATTTTGTAGACAAGTGCTGCATGCTCCTGCAGCTTCGAAATTGAGAGATACAGCTCGTCGTTAATTGCTGTCTTCTCATGCGGTTCCACTACACCGTCTTCGATTGCTGAACGAATCTGTTTTGAATAACTGCCGATCTGTTCAATGACTTCCAGCAGACGCTGGTTAATATCGGCGTTGTCCACATCCTCGACGTCAGGAAGAGACACAAAGACGCCATTTGCAGACTGCGCCACAGCATCAGCAATGAAGTGAGTGCCACCAGCACGCTGTAAAACCATTGCCCATCCCAGCGGGAAAATCTGATCGCCATCTGCACGAAGGCGGTTGAATAAAGCGTTTTCTGTTACATCGAGCCAGTCAGCCGCTTCAGCGTAACCACCCGGCAACGCCGCGATAGTTTTTCTGACAGCTTTCACGTACCACTCAGGCTGTTTTTCTATTTTCCAGTGATGCTTACCCACGATTAGCCTCATCGTTCTGTGGTTAAAAATTGAAAGTGTTCTGCTAATCTTTCGGATAGATATCCGGTCTTAAGTCAGATTTCGTAATTGCACCTGACGTGCATTGCTCAAGTTTTTTAGCCAGCACAAAACTGGCTTTTTTATAGCCATTGAAAACCAGCCGTAAGTAGCCAGGTGTTGAGCCAACTTTTCCGGCCAACTCGCCCTGCTGTTCTTTGGTTAAAGAGTCCCAATACGCTTTCATACAATATGTACCTCCGGTGTACATATTACATGATTGAAATGAACCTTCAAGATACTTGTACCTTAACGGTACAAGGGTTTTAATTTCGTTATGAAAACAATCCATGACATCCGGCGGTCTAACGCCAGAAAACTGAGAGATGGTGTTGGCGGGAATTCTTCCTTTGCCACTATGATTGATCGCGAGCCAACCCAGACCAGCAGGTTTATGGGAGATGGTGCTACTAAAAATATCGGTGACAGCATGGCACGACACATCGAAAAATGTTTCGACCTGCCTGTCGGATGGCTCGATCAAGAACACCAGACAACGAACATCACAAAAAAACCTGATGTTTCAATCACTAATAAACAAATCACATTAGTCCCTGTCATATCATGGGTACAGGCCGGAGCATGGAAAGAAGTTGGATATTCTGAGGTTGATTTGAGCACAGCAGAAACGTATCCCTGCCCTGTACCCTGTGGGGAAATGACTTATATCTTGCGGGTGATAGGTGATTCAATGATTGATGAGTACCGCCCGGGAGACATGATTTTTGTCGATCCTGAAGTACCTGCCTGCCACGGTGACGACGTTATTGCATTGATGCACGATACAGGTGAAACCACCTTCAAAAGGTTGATAGAAGATGGGACACAGCGTTATCTCAAAGCGTTAAACCCAAACTGGCCTGAGCCTTACATTAAGATCAACGGTAATTGCTCTATAATTGGTACAGTGATTTTCTCAGGAAAACCAAGAAGATACAAAATCAAAGCCTAATCAATGTTTATGAACCTGCTTCGGCAGGTTTTTTTATACTTGACAATGTACCTTTGAGATACATAATGTACCCAAGAGAAACAACGAACAGGCAGGACGCCCACGAAGTAGCCGCCTGGGGCATATGAAGTCCAGGATGATTCGTTGAGTCATGTTGTGCCACTAGGCACTCATGTTAAAGCAGGTGTATGAAATGAAAGTCCAGATTTTAAACAATAACTGTGAAGTCGTTTGGTCATACGACATAGCCGCCCCTGTAGATCAGAGCGGCGATAGCTGGACCAATGGGAAACATCAGATTATGGCTGGAGTTGTGTTCTCTTTACGCCGTGCTTTGGAACAGGCTGAAGTATTTCCATCAGACCCTGAATGGAAATGGCCTTTTTCTATTTGTCCAAATTCGGAGAGCACATTTCAGAAAATTGGTCAGAAAGTCGCACTCGAAGAGCATCAGCCAACTGTTTCCTGATTTTTTCAGGTAACTCGTCGGCATCGCAGAAACAACAACGCTCGATCATGTTAAAAGCCGATTCGTAGAACTGTTTCTGCTGAGTGTCGCTGAGACAGGAAAAGAGCGACGTTACGATGTTTTATTAATTACATTATCAAGTTCTTTTTCATCAAAAGTCATTTGATTTTCCTTTTATGTATACGCGCTTAAAAGGATACCACCGAGCCTGAAGTGGTGAAAAGACAGGCACATAACAGCTAAGTATTTTCAACCAGAGAGAATCCTTAGCGTTGTGGTGAATGCGGCTCAGCGCACGCGGGTTAAGGTTGAGGCTGACAGTCGACCTTCTGTGGATACCCACCCGCCTGGTGTGCAACCTTCGCCAGGCACCGGATGCACCCGGCACCACAACTTTATGCTGTGTGTAGTCTTGGCGGTACCAGCTTGTACCCTTGCTTCCGGCTGGTACCGTCCTTTTTACAAAACAGAGAAGAGCATCACCGGACGACGGGCTCATAACCCAATCCATCCGGGCGGCTGCCACCGCAGGTGTTCTTCTCTGTTTTGTGGAGAAACTAACCGCCCCTACGGGGGCATTTATGGAAATGTAATTGACTCAATAATCGCCGGACGGTGAGGGCTTCCTTTTACCCGAATTCAGCGCGGTGCAGCGCATATACGTGGAGAACAAAATGTCATTTATTAAAACTTTTTCCGGGAAGCATTTTTATTATGACAGGATAAATAAAGACGACATCGTTATTAACGATATCGCGGTTTCCCTTTCAAATATCTGTCGCTTTGCAGGACATCTTTCACACTTCTACAGTGTCGCCCAACATGCGGTGCTTTGCAGCCAGCTGGTGCCACAGGAATTTGCTTTTGAAGCGTTAATGCATGATGCAACAGAAGCGTATTGCCAGGACATCCCGGCTCCACTGAAACGCCTTCTTCCTGACTATAAACGGATGGAAGAAAAAATAGACGCCGTAATCCGTGAGAAATACGGGTTACCCCCGGTTATGAGTACACCCGTGAAATATGCCGATCTCATCATGCTGGCAACCGAACGCCGCGATCTCGGGCTTGATGATGGCTCTTTCTGGCCTGTGCTGGAAGGTATCCCGGCAACAGAGATGTTCAACGTGATTCCACTGGCTCCAGGCCATGCCTACGGGATGTTTATGGAACGCTTTAACGAATTATCGGAGTTACGCAAATGCGCATAAATGTTTTCGAAATGGAAGGGTTTCTTCGCGGGAAATGTGTACCGCGAGATCTGAAAGTGAACGAAACAAATGCTGAGTACCTGGTACGTAAATTCGACGCGCTTGAAGCTAAATGTGCGGCACTGGAAAGCAAAATAATACCAGTGTCAGCTGAACTGCCACCAGCAAATGAAAGTGTTCTGTTATTTGATGCTAACGGAGAAGGCTGGCTGATTGGCTGGCGTTCTCTCTGGTACACCTGGGGACAAAAAGAAACCGGAGAATGGCAGTGGACATTTCAGGTCGGGGACCTTGAAAACGTCAATATCACTCACTGGGCAGTAATGCCGAAAGCACCAGAGACTAAGAAATGAGCGTGATAAAAACTCATACAGGAATTGTTATCACCCGAGACGGTGAAAAGCGAATGAAATTACATTCCACTGAAACGTCCTGGGTTGCCGGACGTTGTGAATCCTACGACAAAAAGACTGGTTACCGTTGGGGGGCACCTAACATGCGTCGCCGTCTGCTACTGGACAGCATCAGGCCAATAAAACAGGTAGCAACCAGGGAACAAAATTAATTATCAGGACTGGAATTTGATATTACTGCCCGTGTGCAGCGGGCTAAGTGGAGAAACATATGCTGAACCTCGATTGTGTTCCAATCTCAACTTATTGCAAAGAAACTGGCGAAACTCCTGAAGCAATAAACAAACGTGTACAGCGCGGTGTTTGGCGTGAAGGTGTTCAGGTTTTAAAGGTTGAAGGCGTTAAGGAGAGGTGGATTGATCTTAGTGAGGTTGCAAAATGGGCCAGACAAAACTGCTCAAACTACCGCGCGGCGTAACAATCAGGAAACACCGCCAGGGCGAAACGATCAATATAACTTTCACCTACAAAGGAGTTAAATGTCGTGAGCCTCTTTCCAATCTGGAAGTAACACCAAAGAACATAAAATACGCCGAGCGCACACTCGGCGAAATTCATAATAAGATCGAAAGGGGAACATTCATTTATGCGGAATATTTTCCCCGTTCTGCTCGTTTGAAAATTTTTGGTAATGCTGCTGCAGGCAAAACGGTAAAAATGTACCTGGACGAATACCTTGAAATCTGCGAAACGAGAAAACTTTCACCCTCTACGATTGGTGGTTATAAAAAATGCCGTAGTGCGTTAGCCTCACTCCACATTTGCCCTGCAAGTGAATTAACACCAGCAATCCTGAAAGCGTGGATTCAAAGCCAGAAAACGACCTTAAAAACAATTCGCAACCAGTTATCTTTCCTGCGGTCAGCACTTGATGAAGCCGTAACCGATGGGGTACTTCAAATTAACCCCGTATCGTTGGTAACTGCTTCGCGCTACCAAAGTGATAAGTCAGAAGCAGAAAGCAGCTACGTGGTTGATCCGCTATCACCAGCAGAAGTTGATGCATTACTAGCAGCAGCCGGAAACAAACAATGGGAAAATCTGTTCCGGTTCGCTATACATACAGGCCTGCGTAGTTCTGAATTATGTGCCCTTCGATGGCGTGATATCGACTTTGTTGGAAAAACTGCCCATGTCCAGAGCGCAAGTGTTGTCGGTGTTATCAAAGGGACAAAGACAAAAGCAGGTACTCGGAAAGTTGAACTGACAGAAGAGGCAATGTTGGCGCTGATAAATCAGAAGCCATTTACATTCATGAAGGATGCTACTGTCTTTGAAGATCCAAAGACCAATAAGCCTTGGGCAAGTGCTGATGCAATTAGGAAAAAAGCATGGGTGCCAACATTGCGAAAAGCAGGTATTCGTTACAGAAACCCATATCAAACCAGGCATACATTCGCCACCAGCCATATCAGCCGAGGAGCAAACCTGTTTTGGCTTGCAGCTCAAATGGGGCATAAAGGGCCTGAGATGCTTTTCAGGCACTATGGCTCATATCTGAAGGAATATGATGGACAAACAAGCTTGAAGAAGATAACAATATAATCCAAGCATGAAACTATTGGCCACAATTTGTGGCCATTTTACGGAGCAAGATAGAAACATGGCAAATCAAATTACCAAACTAAAAAATATAAATGTTGTGAAGTTTCGCGGACTGAAAAATATAAACATCGAGTTTGGTTCTCGCCTAACTGTTATTTGTGGTAAAAATGGCACATCTAAATCCACAATTCTTGGCATTATCGCCCAAATATTTAGCTTTACAAAGGACTTTACCAAAAACCCTGAGACTGATTTAACACAATATAAAACATTAACAAATGGCAGCTTCAAGTCAGCTTTCAGCGAACATTTTAGGCTTTCAGAACAATTTGATGTTCCTGGTTCAATGGACGTCAAAATTAGTGTCTATGATGGTGCATCGAACAAACATCTTGAAAAACTAACATTAGGTTTATACAGCTACAGTGACAGAGATAAATCAAGGCCTGTAGTCAGGGGAAATGATTCAATACCGGAAAAAAACCAAAGTAGAAACGTTACTCATCCTGTTATTTTTTTAAGCTTAGCACGACTTCTTCCTATTACATTAAGGACTGATTACTCAACACGGGATGTTCAGTACATCAATGAAAATTCTGATGAAATCAGAATGATGAGTAACCAACTCTTACTAAAAAACAATGGAAGCTCAGTAACAGCAACAAAAGGTACTATCGATTCAATGGTTGTCCATGGTGACAATTATGATCACCAATCAGTATCTGTTGGTGAAGATAATGTTGGACAATTAATCCAAGCAATTTTTTCATTTAAAAGATTGAAGGAAACTTATTCTGATTATCATGGCGGAATATTGTTAATTGATGAAGCCGATGCAGGTCTTTTCCCTGCTGCACAGTTAGAGCTAATTAATATTCTAACTAAAGCAGCAAAACAATACGATCTGCAAATAATCATGACCTCGCACTCTCCATTAATAATAGAGGATATCTATAATCGTTCAAAACAAGATAGTGATAGCTTTAAAACAATATATCTTACAGACACATATGGAGATATTAAAACAAAGAATAATCTTTCATGGACAGATATCCACGCTGATTTACATGTTGAAACTGTAAAAATTAATGATGACATTTGTCTTCCAAAGGCAAATGTATATTTTGAAGACAAAGAAGGTTTCGACTTTTTCAAACAATTGATAACAGATCGAAAAATAAATAAAATATTAAATCCATTAGGGAATATAAATATTAGCTGCTCTGCCATGCTTGACTTAATGGCAAGAAAAATACCAGAATTTACAGCTAAAAGCTTGATCGTCTTAGACGGTGATGTTGTTCACGACAATAGTGCTAATGCAAAAAAAGCCAAAAAAGAAAAAAACTTATGTTTGCTTCCAAGCACCTTACCTCCAGACCAAATGATTTTTGAGTTTTTATATAATTTACCACCTGATGATGCATATTGGGAAAATAAAAATAAATTTACAAAAGCTGTTTTTATGAAAACAGCTAAAGACATAATTGCAACGCTAAAAATTGGTAACGCTCCGATTGATTTAAAAATCCTTATAGATAATTATAAAAAAGTTAACAAAAACCATGGCGGGATAGTTAGAAAACTGTTTAAAGATTTTGCACATACGACTCAATTTCAGGCCCAAGTAAAAGGGCGAGTTAAAGATAACCCATATCGATATTGGGTCGAGAAAAATCCTGTGCAATCGGATAGCTTCAAGAATGAACTAATAAAGAGTCTTAAAGTTATTATGACAAGTGGACATGGTGTCGATTCTGCTACCATCTCATCATATCTGTCAGATAACTAATTGATTAAAAAGGGCTTTATGTGATGGCCACAAAGCCCTTTTTTTGATATACTTTAGATCTGACATTTAGAGGTATCATATGCGTTTTAACACCCCACTTCGCTATCCTGGCGGTAAAGGCAAGCTTGCAAATTTCATGCTTCGGCTTATTGAAGAAAATAATCTTTCGCCTATACATTATGCCGAACCATATGCTGGGGGTGCTGGTTTAGCATTGAAACTGTTACATCTAAATGCAGCTGAAAAAATCATCCTTAATGATATTAATATTTCTGTTTATGCTTTTTGGCACAGTGTATTAAATCATGCAGATCAATTATGTTCTTTAATTGAAAGAACTGAAGTTACAATGGATGAATGGTTTAGGCAGAAAGATATAATTAATAATCCTAAAGACCATGATCTTTTAACAATTGGTTTCTCAACCTTTTTTCTCAATAGAACAAATCGTTCTGGAATATTAAAAGGTGGAGTAATTGGCGGTAAAAATCAAGAAGGGAAATGGAAGCTTGACGCTCGCTATAATAAGAGTGATTTGATTTCTCGAATCCATAAAATATCAGAAAATCGTCACAGAATAGATTTATATAACATGGATGCAATTGATTTCATTAAAAAAATAGTTATTCAATTGCCACAAAACTCATTAACATATTTGGATCCACCTTATTACATAAAAGGTAAAGGTTTATATATCAACCATTATAATCATGATGATCATGTTAGGGTTGCAAAAGTCGTACAGAATAATATTAAAACACCTTGGATTGTTTCTTACGATAACACTCCTGAGATCCAAGCTATGTATAAGACATCATCATTAGTATATGGAATAAACTACAGTGCTCAAGATCGGTACAAAGGATCTGAGGTAATGTTCTTCAGTGAACGATTGAAAATCTTTAAAACAGATGATCCAACTAAGGTAAAAGCGCCTGTATTTAAAAGAGGATGTGTTGACGACCACATCCAGACATAAAAGGAGCCGCAAAAGATCCGCAGAATAAAATGGTTAGTATTAATCGTTTTATTTCAGCTAATTATAAAAATACGGACTCGGGTTCAACTCCCGCCAGCTCCACCAAATCATGATCCGGATACGTCCGGTGAAGCACAGAAAGCCCGCACGGCACAAGCCCTGCGGGCTTTTTTGTGTCTGTCGTTGTCCGAGAACATCCGGCTAAATCCAGAGAAAATTGGTACACGTTTAGGTACACGCTATACTGTGGTCCATTAAACGTGTACCAATTATGGAAGGGATCCAGACATGGCGCGTATCACACGCCCCCTCACTAACAATGAAATCCTTAAAGCCAAACCCCGTGAAAAAGACTTCACCCTTCATGATGGTGATGGCTTGTTCTTGCTCGTCAAAACCACTGGTAAAAAACTCTGGCGCTTCCGTTATCAACGACCGGGAAGCAGCAGCCGCACAAATTTGAGTCTCGGCTCATATCCTGCCCTTACACTCGCAGCAGCTCGTCAGATACGCGACCAGCACTTAACCACGCTTGCGCAAGGTATGGATCCGCAGCAGCAACAAGAGCAGGCATCAGAACAACGTCAGATTGAGTTGGATAGTATTTTCTCAACTGTGGCCGCCAACTGGTTCAAAATGAAGAGCAAAAGTGTCACTGAAGACTACGCTAAAGATATTTGGCGCTCTTTGGATAAGGATGTGTTCCCTGCAATAGGCGCGATTCCTGTTCAGGAGATTAAGGCCAGAACTATAGTTGAAGCGTTGGAACCAATCAAAGCACGAGGTGCATTAGAAACTGTTCGTCGCTTGGTCCAGCGCATTAACGAAATAATGATTTACGCAGTTAACACAGGCCTGATTGATGCTAATCCGGCATCGGGTGTCGGAATGGCATTTGAGAAACCGAAAAAGCAAAACATGCCGACACTTCGACCAGAAGAATTGCCAAAGCTCATGCGCTCTTTGGTGATGTCGAATCTCTCAGTTTCGACCCGCTGTCTAATTGAATGGCAACTCCTGACGCTCGTGCGTCCATCTGAGGCTTCTGGCGCTCGGTGGGTAGAGATCGATCTTGATGCCAGGCTCTGGACAATTCCAGCAGAGCGGATGAAAGCAAATCGAGAGCATATCGTTCCTTTATCAACCCAGGCGTTAGAAATTTTGGAAGTAATGAAGCCTATTAGTGCTCATCGTGAACATGTCTTCCCCAGTAGAAATGATCCCAAACAGCCAATGAATAGCCAGACGGCGAACGCTGCCTTAAAGCGGATTGGTTATGGTGGAAAGTTGGTTGCACATGGTTTACGTTCAATTGCGAGTACAGCTATGAACGAGGCGGGATTCAATGCTGACGTCATTGAGTCTGCTCTAGCACACTCTGATAGAAATGAAGTTAGAAGAGCTTATAATCGTTCTACATATCTAGATAAAAAAATAATACTATTTAACTGGTGGGGTGCACAGGTCTATAAGAAGTAAATAGAGCCTGCTGAAATGCAGGCTCCACTTCTTTATTCAGTAAATATTACATCATCAATATTAAAAGACACTTTAAAATTAGGGTAGAGTTTCAATATTACCTTTTCGAAAATCTCATCATCATCATTTAAATTTCTTGCTCTTGAATAAAGACGGTAATTATCTTTTGTTATTTGTTTAATTTCGATATGACAAGCATCATTACTATCAAAGCCTCTAAAGAAGGTAAAACTATCCAAACTTACAGCATAAATATTATTCAAGGCATTTTCGTCCTCAAAGAAGTAAGTTAACTTATAATCCTTATAAACTTCATAATTATAGTTCTTAACTGAATTTTTATTCACAAATAATATATAATTACTCTTCTCTATATCAGCATCATTAAATTTTAAAAAACGCCCTCCTGCTTTGACACAATTGAATAATTGCTGCTTATATATAGATATGATTCCATCGCCATATAGCCCAGCACTTGATAAATATGAAACATCATCAACCACGCCTAAAAACTCACGTTTTGATGGATAAAAAATTAGTTCACTTGTTTTATGGCATATAGGAAGCTTGGATAAATCAACATTTAATGTACTAACAAGCCATTTATTTAAATGTAAATTCACATCTATTTTAAAGCGTAATACAATGTTCTTATCCATTGTCGATTTTATAACTTTTCTCGTAACTTCTTTGCTCTTATACTCCAACATCATATCAAATTTATCTTTAATTAAATCCACTTCCCTTTTCACTTCATTATTATCATACCCCATAGATGTTACCATTATATCTAATTCAGGAGACTCACACGCTTTAATTAGCAGGTGATAGTCGTTAGAACTAAATCCCACCACATCGACTAATTTACGCCAGTCGTACAAGTATCTCAGGTTAAACCCTCTACGTTTTACAGCCAAAACCAATAATATAAAGACTAATGCTCTTATTGCATAGTGATATTCTGTAACAGTATAGGCCTCACCTTCCGGGAGATTTCTAATTCGTTGTTCATCTATACTTGCACGAATTCTTTCTTCATAAGAACCAAATAACATTCCATATAACTCAATTTCATCTGTATAATTAGAAAAGATAGCAAGATCGCTCCACAATTTGCTAGCATTAATTATCGCATCGATCTCCACGTCACTTTTATTGTCAGTTTGAATTGCGCTCCAACGCATCTGAAGAACAGTTAAAACAAACCGCTGAATTTTAAATATAACAGAAATAATTTCGCTAGCATTTCTTTTTTCTAAATTCAAATACTTGACACTAAGATGCTTAGTTCCTGCATTAAAGTAATCCCCCCAAAACATTATCGCACTGTAATCTAACTCATTGCATGCAGATTCAATCAACCCTTTAATGACTTCATAATAGTCTGCGTTATCATCGTGATAACTCAAATAACTATTCAAGGTATCTTCATGATTTTTGATAAAAGCATTAAAGTCATCTCTATTTAAAGAGAGTTTTGCTATCTGTATTATAAATTCTAACGCGGCAGTTTTCTTTCTAAGATTAACATTCAACTCAGAAAAATTATTCATTAACTCATCAATAGAATTTTTTTTCACATCCGAATTATTTAAATATTGATATGACAGTCCAAAAGCTATATCAAAAGGATATGCTGAAACATCCCCATTAACTAAGCATGAAAAAACATTAATAGCATTTCTTATTGACTCTCTGTTATTTTCCAAAAGAGCACTATACAGATAGATGACAACCCCATTAATTAATTCATCATAATGATTAATCACTTTAAATTCATTATCTGTTATTAACACACCAACAATCAAAGAAGAAACTTTCTTTGATGATTTTTTATCCAAAATTTTTTTAGCCGTATAATTAACTTCTATAGTTTTGCTTCCACTACTATGCAGGTTAATATTTGGCACAATAATTTCATATTCATCCAATAAACCTTTTATCTTCATTCCATTTAAAAAATTGTTTAGTTTATGGAATTTCTCTAAATCTATGTCAACAGTCAAAACATTATCACCCCCATATATCCCTATGCTATATGGTTGTTGCTTTTGCATTTTCATTTTGCCATAAGAATAATATCCATTTGGTAAATCTCTAACTAGATTTAAAATCTTATCATGTAATTCAGAGTTAGCATCCTCTAACAAGGTATAACCCTTGACAAGACTTGAGCAGTGAGATTGTAAATACTCAACAGCGAAGTTCTTATTACGTGACATGTTAAATAATTTCAAGTATGTTTTAAAATACTTCAAAAGAAAATACATTGATAGTAATTGTGACACCACATACTGAGCAATACCACCACCAAAAACAAAAAAGAAGAATGAAATTATCAAGGTTGATATTGCATCAATACCAAACTGCACAAGGTTGATTTCATCCAGTATCTTTTTCCTAATATAACTTTCCAACGCATGAGGTGAGGATTTATTAACAGCATCAACAGTCACACTCATAAAAGTTAATGACAACGCACTGATTGTACCGTGTATACCTAAGGAGACCCCCCAAGCACTAAATATCCAATCAAACCCCAATTTTTTTAAATCACTAGAATTAGAAAACAACCACCACCACTCATTTTTACAAAAAAAAACAAGAATACATAAAGTAAAAAAAATAAAAAAACCAGAGATATAACAAAACAATCTTTTACCCATCATTCGTCCTTATGTTTTTTGGGTATTGTAAACCAAAGATAAAACCCTCTATGGTTTTGCATGCCCTGTATATTGATTTGTGTAAATTAGCTCATTACCAATTAGCGCGCAATGCTCTCCCCGCCACGCCTGCCCGCTTAAGAGGTCACTTTTAATGCAGGTGCATGACCCGACTCAGGCCGCGCCGGTACTGGTGTTGCGTGGGATAAAAAATACGAGGATTTGCATGCAAAACCATGCACCTTATGGATGCATGGCTTTTTTCAGAAAAAATAGCGGAATTTTCGGGTTTTTTTTTTGCGTGCTACCGTGCGGCCAGTTCTGCACGTCGGCGGGTGTAAATCAGGTTCTGTGCCGGGGTGAATTTCTGGCGATTATCATCCCGCGAGGCCGCATCAGGCCTGAATCCGATAGCCGTTAAAATGTCGCTGTCCTGCGCGGAATAATTAATTTTTTCACCTGCGGCCAGCCACACCGACAGGGCTTCACGCAGATAATCAACCGAGTGCTGCATGGCGCTCTGTTTTACTGCGGGAATTTGTTCGTGATATCCCATCAGCTCAGGCGCCAGCGTGGCGGCCAGATCCGCGCCGTGCTGCTGCATAAAGTCATGGAGCCGGTTGCGGATGCTGATGTGCTGCACTTCCTCATGTGAGCGGATATAGCGACCGGCAGCCTGATTAATCACCCATTTTTTCACGTCGATATTGTCGCGCAAATCCTGCATTCTGCGCGGGATTTGTTCGTCACCAGCAAGGAGCTGTTCACGGTATTCAAGCTCAAGGTCAGCCAGTTCGGCTTTACGTTTCAGCCAAGTGTTTTTGTTCGTCTGACAGGCCTCAAAGGCCTGCTGCAATGTCACAGTGGTCACGTGTCTCTCTCCTGATTAATGCCGGAACGGCGAGCTGTAGCAGCCCTGTACTTTACGCGGCGGCGGTGGCGTCACCGGTGCGGGGTCGGTTTTTTCCGGTGCGGCACGTATCACACCGTCAACCGACTCGATGGTGCGGAAAGTGGCCGAGCATTCGATATTGGTACACTGGTGATAACGTTGTTTGACGTTTTCCGACAGATAACGGCTGGTACGGACGTGCGCGGTCTTTTTGCAGAACGGACAGTGAAACATAATTCAGCCCTCTGCCTGTTCGTGGTCTTTTGCGGCCAGTTCAGCGGCAAGCTTCATCCGTCTGGCGGGGCTTCTTAACAGCGCCATATCAACCCCGGTTATGACCGGGCGATTCATGCCCGTTACGGACAGAACCGGTTCCTGCTCCATATCGAAATGATACAGGGCTGACTGTAGATTCAGGGCATCGCCCAGCTCGCGGGTCACGGTCGCACGCGGCGAGGTTTCTCCGCTCATTTCCAGCGACCGTATACGCAACAGGAAGGCACGTAACAGTGCAGGGCTGATACCGGCCAGCACTTTCTTCCATTCGCTGTTGGCGTAAGTGGTGAATGCTTTTTCGTGGGCGCTGATATAAGCCGTACCGGAGGAGCATGCGCCAAGCATGGCGAGGCCTTTGTCTTTCTCCAGCTCGGTAATCAGACCGGTGAACTCATCAGCCAGTTCTCGGCTGGCGATACGTTTACTGTGTTCAGCTTTCAGTTCAGGAGTGAGGTTGCCGCGCAGGGTTCGAAAGCGGCTGCGCCAGTCCTGTTCGGCCTGTGCGCTTTCACTGAGGGCAGTCTGTCGTTCCTGCTCACAACGCTGAATGGAAGCCTCAATGTCGCTGAGTTTACCCATGCTGGCCGTGTGTGCGTCTTTTGCTTCGTTAAGTGCGGCCAGCGCACCGGCAATACGTTGTTCCGCGCCTTCATCCTGTTTACTGATAACGGTCTGCATGGCTTTGATAATGAGTTCGGGTTTCATGTTCAGGCTCTCCGTGTGTTCAACCTGAAATGATTCTGACGCCTCCTGCACAACAACACGATTCATTGCCGTTGTCAGAGTGCTGGCACAAACAGACCTTAAAATCAGGCTGGCCAGAGAAGGGTCGCAGGAAAACCTTACTCACCGTTTGTTTTTTTGCTTATAACTATTCACCACTGTTCACCCTAAATAAAAAGATAAGCGATACAGTAAGTTAAAGGGTGAATAGTTGAGGGTCTGACTGTTCACCGTCTGTTCACCACTGTTCACCCTTCACTTTGTGAAGCCAGTCAACCTATTAGATTTTTTAGCGATTAAAAAAACAGAAGTATATAAACAAAAGTAATCAGCAATGGGCCACCGGTTTGCCAACGTTTGCCAAAAAACGGCCAACGTTTGCCACTGTATAAAAATCGCTCTGTTGTGTGGTGGAGTACTACAAAATGACTTGTTGCCCTGAGGGAAAATATTCACAAAATAGAGAGCTACCCGAAGCCGGACGGACACGACCGGCACTGTATGGACTTTGTGAGGTAGCCCGATGCACACCGCTTTTTCTTCCCCGTCTTCTACCCCTGCCGCGCCGCTGATGCCGGTTTCTGATACCGTTCACGAACGCTTTATCCGTCTGCCCGAAGTGATGCATCTGTGCGGCCTGTCCCGCTCGACCATTTACGACCTCATCAGCCGGGAAGCCTTCCCGAAACAAATCTCCCTCGGCGGGAAAAATGTGGCGTGGGCGCAGTCTGAAATCACTGCATGGATGGCGGATCGCATTGCCGAACGTAACCGGGGCTATGACGCATGATGATGACCGTTCAGCAAACAGCCCCTTTTTCTGGCTTGCTTCTTTTCGCCGTTTCCAGGTATAGTTTTCCCGCTGTCGCAAAATCGGCAGCCGGGCGTAGGAACCCGTGTTTAACTATGGCGACACCGGACGCGCCTTGCGTCTTTTTTTGTGTCTGTGCCTTGATGCACCCATTCAATACACAGTGGCCTTTTCGCCATTGTGGGTATCGCGTAATGGTGGCTCAGGCGGGGCAGCCTTCGGGCTGGCCGGTTCTCATAGTTACCGGTATTCCTACCCCCGTCTGGGCTACCACCCATGAGCGTAGGAACTCCGATGGTAGCTGTAACCAGCTAACTATGGAGGTTGCCCTTATGGCTATGACCCTCACCCCGTCACACCCGCAGTTTGTCTTTGTGTTTGCCGCCGTTCGTCGCGCAGACCGTAAACCCCGTATTTGCATGCTGCGCACCGTTGCCGGTGACGAGCACGCCGCACGCCTTTCCCTCGTTCGCGATTACATCCTCTCGTTCGCTGGCCGTTTGCCGGTTCTGGAGGTGCGCGCATGAGACACACCACCATTACCGCCCGTGACCTCGAATGCCTTGAGCATATGCGCAATGTCGGCCAGCTCGTCAATGAGCTGATGCAGGTGCAGGATTGCGCCACCGTTCGTCGTGACCCGGCGCAGCAGTTACAGCTCACCTCCGTGATTTACCTCATGACCGCCCAGCTCGACGGCGTGGTCGAACGCTGCAATCAGCAGTGGCTGACCGGGGAGGGTAACGTATGAAACAGCCATTACCGCCCGTATTACGCGCCGCGCAGTATCGTCGCGCCGTGGCCTGTGCATGGCTGACCCTGTGCGAACGCCAGCACCGCTACCCGCACCTCACCCTCGACGCGCTGGAAAGCGCCATTGCCGCCGAGCTGGAGGGCTTTTACCTGCGCCAGCACGGCGAGGAAAAAGGCCGCCAGATTGCCTGTGCCCTGCTCGAAGATTTAATGGAAGCCGAACCACTCAAGGCCGCGCCGTCGCTGTCCTTTCTCGGGCTGGCCGTGATGGATGAACTCTGCGCCCGTCATATCACCGCACCGGCACTGCACTGAGGGAGAACACCATGAAAATGAACGTAACGGACACCGTAAAACAGGCGTGCGGCCACTGGCCGCGCATTCTCCCGGCGCTGGGGGTAACGGTCATCAAAAACCGCCATCTGACCTGTCCGGTGTGTGGCGGCTCCGACCGCTTTCGCTTTGACGATAAAGAGGGACGCGGGACGTGGTTCTGCAATCAGTGCGGCGCGGGTGACGGGCTTAAGCTGGTAGAAAAAGTGTTTGGCGTGACCCCGTCAGAGGCGGCCGGGAAGGTGAACGCCGAGACCGGCAACCTGCCGCCGGTTGCCCCGGAAGTGATTGCGGTCGCAGAGGCTGAAACGGAGGCCGACCGCAAAGCGGCGGCCACGCTGGCCGTCAGGCTCATGGAGAAAACCCGACCAGCCACCAGCAATGCCTACCTCACCTGCAAGGGTTTCCCCGCTCTGGAATGTCTGACGCTCACCGCCATGCATAAAACCGGCGGCGTGACGTTCCGCGCCGGGGATGTGGTTGTCCCGCTGTATGACAATACCGGCGTACTGGTTAACCTTCAGCTTATCAATGCAGACGGTCTCAAACGCACCCTGAAAGGCGGGCAGGTCAAAGGGGCATGTCATATCATCGAAGGGAAAAAACAGGCCGGAAAACGCCTGTGGATTGCGGAGGGTTATGCGACCGCGCTCACCGTGCATCACCTGACAGGGGAAACCGTCATGGTGGCGCTGTCCTCCGTGAACCTCCTTTCTCTGGCAAGCCTTGCCCGTCAGAAATATCCGGCCTGTCAGATTGTCCTGGCCGCCGACCGTGACCTTAACGGCGACGGCCAGAGTAAAGCCGCTGCGGCCGCAGATGCCTGTGAGGGCATTGTTGCCCTGCCGCCGGTGTTCGGTGACTGGAATGATGCGTTTATGCAGAAAGGTGAAGAAGCCACCCGGAAAGCCATTTATGACGCCATCCGGCCACCGGCGCAAAGTCCGTTCGACACCATGAGCGAGGCGGAATTTACCGCCATGAGCGCCAGCGACAAGGCTTTGCGGGTGCATGAGCACTACAGCGAAGCGCTGGCGGTGGATGCTAACGGCCAGCTCCTGTCCCGCTATGAAAACGGCATCTGGAAAAATATCCCTGCCGCCACTTTTTCACGGAATGTGGCTGATTTATTCCAGCGCCTGCGCGCCCCGTTCTCGTCAGGGAAAATTGCCTCGGTGGTCGAGACCCTGAAACTGATTATTCCGCAGCAGGATACACCGGCGCGCCGTCTGATTGGCTTTCGCAATGGGGAACTCGATACCCAAAGTGGCCTGTTCAGCCCGCACAGTAAATCGCACTGGCTGCGCACGCTGTGCGACGTGGATTTCACCCCGCCGGTGGACGGAGAAACGCTGGAGACTTACGCGACGAACTTCTGGCGCTGGCTCGACCGTGCGGCCGGTAAAAATCCCCAAAAACGCGATGTGATTCTGGCTGCGCTGTTTATGGTGCTGGCGAACCGCTACGACTGGCAGCTCTTTCTCGAAGTCACCGGTCCCGGCGGGAGCGGCAAAAGTATTCTGGCCGAAATCGCGACCCTGCTCGCCGGGGAAGATAATGCCACGTCAGCCGATATCGACACACTGGAAGACCCGCGCAAGCGTGCCTCCCTGATTGGCTTCTCGCTAATCCGTCTGCCAGACCAGGAAAAATGGAGCGGTGACGGCGCAGGACTCAAGGCCATCACCGGCGGCGATGCAGTTTCAGTTGACCCGAAATACCAGAATCCGTACTCAACGCATATTCCGGCGGTGATTCTGGCCGTGAACAATAACCCGATGCGCTTCACCGACCGCAGCGGCGGCGTCTCCCGTCGCCGGGTGATTATTCATTTCCCGGAGCAGATTGCCCCGGAGGAACGCGACCCGCAGCTCAGGGATAAAATTGCACGCGAGCTGGCCGTCATCGTGCGCCAGCTTATGCAGAAATTCAGCGACCCGATGACCGCGCGCGCACTGCTCCAGTCGCAGCAGAACTCCGACGAGGCACTCAGCATTATGCGCGATGCTGACCCGACGTTTGATTTTTGCGGCTATCTGGAGATGCTCCCGCAGACCAACGGGATGTTTATGGGGAATGCCAGCATCATCCCGCGTAATTATCGTAAATATCTCTATCATGCGTATCTGGCCTATATGGAGGCTAACGGATACAGGAACGTGCTCAGCCTGAAAATGTTCGGGCTGGGGCTGCCCATGATGCTGAAAGAGTACGGCCTGAATTATGAGAAGCGGCACACCAAGCAGGGGATACAAACCAACCTGTCGCTGAAAGAGGAAAGCTACGGCGACTGGCTGCCGAAGTGTGACGCCCCCACAGCGACATAACCTCACTCAGACCGGCAACAGCCGGTCTTTTCCTTTCTGGCCATTGCCACAGGGTGAACAATCCACTGTTCACCCTTCACCGTATATTCACCCTGTATCACCATGAAATTATTGATAAAAAACCATAGGTGAACAGTGTGAACAGTAAAACCTAAAAAAACTTTTTATCCCTCCACCACATCGCCTGACCGGGCGCATCCAGAGCGAGAAAAAATCACAAAGGTGAAGAGTCGACTGTTCACTCTTCACCAACTCATCACCATTTATCTTTATGATTTAAAATAGAAAATAAGCATGGTGAACAGTGTGAACAGTTAAATGTAAAAAAACTTTTTTTGAGTATGATGTAGCTCTCCATACTTTATGGAAAGATCCAAGTTAGCTGAAAGCCTCACCAAGACAGCACGTTAATTCGTAACGTGTTAAGCAAAAGGGAATTTTATGGGGACTACTTTGCTTCAAGAAAACCATGAAAAAATTTTAAACATACTAAATGAAGCTAAAGATGTGGCGCTAAGGTATTACAAACTAACCAATAAGCCTCTCGGAATCACTGGAGAAATAGCTGAACATGAAGCTGCAACTCTTCTCGGGTTGTCACTATGTTCAGCACGTCAGTCCGGATACGATGCGACTGAGATTTTGGACGGGAAAGAATATAGAGTTCAAATCAAAGGTCGATATATGCCTGATCCTAAAAAAGTCTCTGCGAGAATTGGTGCTATTGATATAGCTAAGCCATTTGATTCTGTTCTTTTAGTTTTGCTTGATGAAAATTATGATGCTTTTGCCATGTATGAAGCATCACGAGATGTAGTAGTCGCAGCTCTTCAAGCTCCGGGGTCAAAGTCTAGAAATGAGCGAAATCAGCTAGGCATAGCAAAATTCAAGTCCATTAGCCGTCTCCGCTGGAGCAAGGATGTTGAACCTGAGATCCTTTAATTGGTACACGTTTAGGTACACAACTGAAAGTTGAATACGAAAAAATCCTTTATATTTAAAGCATTGAGTAATTTATTCAGACTCCGCCAGCAATCATGATTGGACGGTGCAAGGACAACACCAACAAAAACAGGAAGTTAGAAGTCTCAGCAAGACACCGACCAGACGGTGAGGAGACATAAAAGGATACGCAAAGGAGCCGCGGCTCCTGGTGATATGAAAGCCCACAGATGTGGGCTTTTTCGTTGATGGTCAGAACGACCAGTTCACACCAGCCACCGCGTTCCACGGGGATTCCACACCGGCACCATGGCTATACCCCACCCCGAGATGCCC